GTCGGGATGACCAGATTTCAGATTTAATTTTTACATTTATAACTTGCTGATATTCAATAGGGCTATTTTTAGTTCTTAGTTAATTTTCACCGAGTTTTCACCGACAATATAAATCTTACATTGTCTTCGCTTCCAAACATTTGAGTGATTTTTTAATTAAAATGTTTGAATAAAAACACCGTAAAAACACTCTTAAACACCTCTTAGGCGCATCTTAATTATACGGCATCCGCCACTTTTTTAACAGAATCTTCAGATACGTTTTCAACGAGCTTCGCTGTTAATCGGTCTATTGTTCTCTGTTGATTTTCTATGGTTTTCTGTTGCATAGAAATAACAGAATAAAGTTTATCCTCATTAGTTTCTTCTCCTCTTTTCTGCCCCATTATCAACCAGTTAGCATCAATGTTTTCAAAACTCGTTAAAATCTTAACTATAGTTTCATAATTAGGTGCGTTGCGACCTGTGATGATATTATTAGCAGAAGTCCAAGATATATTCAATCTTCGAGCGAACGTATTTATCGTATGCCCTTCTTTGTCCATCAATTGAACGATGCGATTAGTAATAGTTTCTTCTTCCATTTTCATTATTTTTTAATAAATGAGAGAAATAATCTCTCATTTATTTTGTTATTTCAAATAAATGTTAGACCTTTGCGCTACGCAAGTATTACTTGCGCCACGAAAATAATAAAAATATATCGAGGGCGCAATAAAAAGAATATAAAAAAATAAAAATGAGATTCAAAGAGTACATATATTCTCTTCCTAATCAGCGCAAAGAAGAGATATCAAAGATAATGGAGTTATGCCGTGTTAATGAAAGTACTGTCTATAGATGGTTAAGGGGCGACTTTACTCCAGCCCCACAGAAGAGAAAGGTAATCTCAGACTATCTTAACATACCCGAACACGAACTCTTCCCAGATGCATAGAGAATGTCTACACTGCGATTCTCATCGCATGTGCATAAATGGTATTTACTGTAACTTACTTGAAAAGTATGTTCAGTATTCTACGGAAAAAGAATGTAAAACAAATAAAACAATCTTATGAAAACAAAGGAATTTGAAAAAGCAATTGACGCATTAAACTTAGGAATCTTCATCGACGAGATGAAGCTAAACCATTCGAATGTTCGTCAAGTAACTGGTCACCTTGAAAATGAAGGTATCATTTGGAATGATAAAGGAGAGGCTTTCTCTACTGATTTTGAATGGAGAGAAAATAAAGAAGATGGTGACCTTGTAGGAGTCTTTGGTAGCTCGCTGGAAAGAAACAAATTGTATGACCTTAAATTTGAATAACTATGACCAGCATTAGAAAAGTTAGAAAAAAGGCTATCCGTAAAATGGGATTTAGAATGTCTTTTCTGTTTTCTCACAAGGATCCTAATCAAAAGTTAACATTAAGCCCGTCAGTACGAAAGAAAATCAGGCAGGGAGTCACAGAATATCTAAGAAAAAATGTTTATAGACAAAGATAACTGGGGAAAATTCTCCATACAAGACCTTTCAGAACGAGAACTTCGATTATTACACGAAGCTCTACGGATATACGCTCAGGTTCAACTTGGGCGCATTCATCCAACCGAAGCTACAACGATTTTGTGTTTTGACCTCCAGTACAACCATGTGCTGTTTCTGAAGGATGTTTAGATATTATTTTCTTAACTTAGACTCCTATAGATATGATTAGAAACAAAATAACTAACAAGCGGTGGAAAGAGGAGGACGCAGCCTTTGTGAAAAACAATCTTGGCAAACTAACCTTTGACCAGATGGGTAGGGTTTTGAATAGAAGCTCTATGTCTGTTCGCCTCTTTTGCTTACGCAATCGCCTTACTGTAGGCTTGCAAGTCAAGCGCAACATACTTATGGAGATGTTGAAGATAAAGTTTCGCCACCCAGAAGACTTCACACCAACAAGAACCTTTTACACGGAAACAGGAATAAATCAACGTCGATTTTGGGACTTGTACTATGGACGAAAAAACATCAGCAGCAAAGAGTATGCTGCGGTAGCTGAATACTTAGGCGTAACCTTACAAGAGGCACTTGAATCACGCCAGTTGGATTTGTTCGAGGAAAATGAAGACTAAGGAATATGATAGATAAAGCATTCATTGAAAAGGTAAAGTCAGCTCTAAACATTGTAAATGTAATAGAAACCTTTACTCGCCTGCACAAGACAGGTGCGAATTATAAGGGTGTATGCCCTTTCCATGATGACCATTCACCATCTATGGTTGTCAGCCCATCAAGACAGACCTACCACTGTTTCGTGTGCGGAGCAAGTGGAGATGTGATATCCTTTGTACAGCATCACCTAAACATAAGCTTCATAGAGGCTCTGCGCTGGTGTGCTAACCAAGCAGGCATTGAGTTCCCTACCAAGGAACTCACACCAGAGGAAGAAGCTGCCTATAAGAAAAAGGAAGCACAGCGTATCGCAATAGATGCTGCTGCAAAATTCTTTCAGAAGAACCTTGCGCAAGCAGAGAGTTTCCTTGCATTACGTGGATATGGTCTTTCTGACAAAGCATTGACCGACTTCGGTGTTGGTTATGCTCCAATGGGTAACCTTGCGCTTGCAGAGCTATCAAAAGCTGGTTATTCACAAGAATTACTGCAAGAAGTAGATGTACTTGGGAATAGCGAAGGTCGCTTATACGACAGGTTCCGTGACCGATTGATGTTTCCTTTCTACGACATGCAAGGTCATATCATAGGATTCTCTGGTCGAATCGTGACTCCAAACGATAAAACTGGTAAATATGTAAACACAGGCGATACTCCTCTATTTACGAAAGGTAAACACATATTCGGATTATACCAGGCACGCAAAAGTATTGGTAAGACAGGCTTCGCTTATCTTGTCGAAGGTCAGTTTGACGTAATGTCTCTGCATAAGGTAGGTGTCGAGAATGTTATAGGTGGAAGTGGTACCGCATTCACTGAAGATCAAGTGAAATTACTACTTCGCTTCACAGATGATATCATAATGATTTACGATGCCGACCCTGCTGGTGTCAAGGCTTCGTTAAAGAACTGCGAGCTGCTTTTGAAGGCTGGGGCAAAGGTGCGCTGCATCCGTCTTGAAAAAGGTATGGACCCAGACGAGTTCGCAAAAGCACACGGAAGCCTTACAAGCAAGAAATTAAAGGAACTCACAGAACCTTTCCCAAAGGCATTTAAGCGTATGATTCTTCCACGAGGCTGCAAGGATGAGACAGTTATCACAGACTGCTTAAACTCCATCTGTTCCCTCGTAGCCTGTGTGCAAGACTCTGTACTGCGTTTGGAGTACATTAAATCAATTGCAGAAGATTTCCGAAGCAAAATCGGACTCATCGATAATAAGGTGCGAAGTATTCGTACTCAACTAAAAGAATCTGTCGCTAATACAAATACACAGGCTGGTATCTTCGGAATCGATGCGCTAAAGGAGAATATTGAAAGCGACCGTCCTGCGATTATTACTTCCGTTATGCAGGATTTTCTCGATGGATATGGAGAAGAACCTATCGTGTATGTGTCTGGTCGCCCGTCAACGAATGATATTCAAGAATTACGACGTGTCTACTGTTATTTTGTTTCCTCAGAGACTGGTTGTGATATTACTGATGATGGCGACGAAAACAATTACTTGCATACTCTCACAGAGATGTTTCGTGCAGGTATTAGGATAGACATGACCTTCAGTGATAGTACAGGCTCGTTCCTTGACTATTACATAGCATTGCACGGTAAGTTCTTCGAAAACTTCAATGGAGACCGAGTTCCTCTTGTCTCACGTTGTATCGAACTAACATCCTACGCTGACGATACTGTTATAACCATAAACAGAAATCATTACTGTTCTTTGCTCAAGCTAACTAAGGGACAGTTCGACGAAATCAGAAAGCCATTCGTTCTCAAGCGTAAGTCTGCAATGAAGGTGAGTATGCAAGCAGACAACCTCGACGATGAAGAGTTCGATGTGAACGAACCACCAGAATATGTACAAGAAAATGAAGAGTACAGAAGAATGTGGAAGGAGAGTGGATATTATCCACGTCTCAATAAGAAGAGCGAGCCAGTGTGCTACATGTTTCGCAACAAGAATGGTAACGGCATGACACAAGTTGCGGACTTCTTCATGACACCACTACTCCACATCTTCTCTGATGATTTCGAACAGAACAAGCGTGTGCTGCGTATCAATCGTAGATATTACGAGACACCTATATATATAGAAATACCTTCTAAAGCGATGCTGAAGATGTCCTCTATCGAGGAGGTCTTAATCAATTACGAAGCTGTGAACTTCAATGGTGAAGAGTGGCAATGGAAGGCAATTAAAACATATATGAGTCGCCACTTCGTAATGTGTTCCGAGGTGAAGACCTACGGTAATCAGCAGAGCGAAGGTATGAGTCGAAAGACAGATGAACAGTTCTTTGCCTTTGCCAATGGTATCTTTCACAATGTCGACGGTCAGTGGGTGTTCGACCCAGTTAACGAGCTGGGTGTAGTTACGCATAACAAAAATAATTACTACCTCCCTGCTTTTTCAACCATCTACGCAGGAAGCGGTAAGCAATCAGATAAGTACGAGCTCATCAGTCAGCTTGTATACAAGGAGGTCCCAGCTGAGAAGAAGGTCAGCTTCGAAAAGTGGGCTTCGTTAATGGACCAGGTATATAAGATTAACGACAATGGTAAGTGGGCTTTAGTTTTCGCAATTATGTGTGCCTTCAGAAGCAATATCCACTGCATCGATAGACTTTTCACCGCTCCATTTTTCATGGGTCCAATGTCGTCAGGTAAGACACAGATTGCAATCTCTATCCGTTCACTCTTCATATCTCCTAATATTCCAATTTTCAACCTCAATACTGGTACCGACGCTGCGATGTCTACCATTATGGGTACATTTAAAGATGTCCCCGTTGTACTTGACGAATACAACAACAAGGATATAAGCGATACAAAGTTCCAAGCTCTGAAAGGTATCGTATATGACGGTGACGGTAAACAGAAGAGAAAAGGTACATCTGGACGAGAGATTGAGAATGATAAGGTTTTCGCACCAGTCATCATCTGCGGTCAAGAAACACCACAGCGTGATGACAACGCTCTTATGAGTCGTGTGATTGTCTGCGAAGTTCCGAAGCCTCGTAACCGTACACCAGAGGAAGTGCGCCTCTTCGAAGAGCTAAAAACAATTGAAGACCCGAATAAGATAGGTCTTTCAAATGTACTTCTTCAGATCCTGGAGCTTCGTCCTATGTTTATGGACCATTTCAGAAGCCTTAAGCAAGAAGCGTATAACGAACTAAAGCAAGACCTCATCAACTCTGGAGAAATGGACCGATTGATGAAGACAGCATCCCTCTTCTTGGGAACTGTCAAACTGATAGAGCGATATTCTAACCTTCGTCTACCGTTTACCTACGACGAGTTCTTCAAGATAGTTCAAGAGAAGGTACAATTCCAGTTATCACTTATTCGTAGTACTGATAAGCTGGCGATGTTCTTCACAGCTGTCAACAATATGATTGACACGAGACAAATCATAGAAGGACGTGAGTTCCTCATCGAGCAACCCAAGAAGGTCACAGGTAAAGATTCACGTGGAGACGCCAAGACCTTCACCTTCGAAGCAGGCTCGAACATTATGTTCTTACGCTTGAGTGCAGTCTTTAGTATCTTCGACAGAAGCGGATATAACAATGAGAATAGCACGCTGTCAACGATTGAACAAAACCTGCGTAGTCATTCTTCATACGTCGGTACTGTTTCTTCAAGAAGATTCATATGGGAGGAGACGGTCGACGACGCAGACCTTCGTGATGGAAGCATGGTTAAGCTGCGTAAGCAGAAGAGCACATCTACAAGTGCTATCATTATAGATTACGACAAGTTTGTCGAGTCATACAATATAGACTTTAGAAGAGACTATGCTGAGGACAGTAATAAAGAAAGCAAGCCTGTCGAAACTAAGGTAACTAACACAACTGAAGAACCACCGAAAAAAACTCTTCCGCAAGAATTGCCATTTGAGCCGTCAGACGGAAGTGATGAACCTTTTTAATGAAAGTATCAAATTCCTTTAGAGCCGTGCCAGTTCGGATGAATAGGCACGGCTCATTTCTTCTATCTATATCACATATCATATCAATACCGTATCATATACCATATCATATACCATATCATATACCATATCACATTCTTTATTACTGAAGGTGGCGAAAAATCCCCCGTACCCCCAATTTTCAGAAGAAACCTCGAAAACGTGACTTTTGAAAATAAATTTTCAGAAAAACACCGTCCTACAATCCTACAATCCTACAAATTGTTTTTCTTTTCAAACCTATAATATACATATATACCTATAAATCAAATAGTTATATTATTATTATAGGAAATAGGATTTAATTGTTTATTTGTAGGATTGTAGGACGTTGTAGGAAATAGGATTTTTCGTGTTTTTCTCTGTTTTGGATTCGTCGTCCTACAAAATATGTGTTTTTGTAGGACTGTAGGATGAAAAAAGAGAGTGAAATAATAAAACTTTTGAGTGATAAAATTTTGTTATCTCATTGATAATCTGTAACTTTGCGTTAATTAAGTCTAATTTTGTAGGAATGTAGGACGGTAGGACGGCTAAAAACTAAAAAAGGATATGGAGAAAAAAAAATGGTCTGCGAAACGAGTTGTCACAATTCAAATTGAACAGTACCTTGCAGAATATATAAGTGCAAAATATTGTAAAGACACAGTTACTGGTGGTGTCAAGATTCCAAGCACCACAGATCTATACTTCTGCGTATGGGAGAATATGACCAAGCAACGCAGCAATCAACCTGATGTTGTAAATGGCAACCTCCGTATTCACCTACCTCAACGTAAGGCTGGTGTTATCGCCAGCCCTTGGAAAGATCCTGCTTATTACAATTACCTATCTCCAGCAGCAGCTAAGGAAATAGAAGCTCAGATACGAAGGATGTTCAATTTCGAACTCCATCGTATTTTGTTGGAGAACGAAGAGTTCGGTCGACAGAAGAGAAACCTCGATGTTATCTATGACTTCATTCGTAGCTATCAATTGAAGTCTATATCTTCAGATGCATTATTGAAGAATTACTACCGCTTCCGAAACCGACTTAGACCCAAGAAGGTTCGTAAGTATCAAAAAGTTGCATGTATTTAATATTTTTTAATACATACCAAACTATCGTTTTTGTCACTCAAATGTTTTATGATATGTTAGAATTTTTAAACACCGTACAAGTGAGACTTGTAAATCCAAATAGAGAAGGAAAGAAGAAAGTGTATGATTTCGTTGCCGATACCTTCACGTATATACCACAACTTACTGACAATGAAGCTGGTAATTATTGGAACTGCGATAAAACAATAGTTATAGACTTACCCGACGAAGGAACTCGCAGGACCTTCGCAATAGAGAGAAGTGCTATCGTTACAATCAAGACATCTGATAGGAAAACTCATAACATCGGAACTTCAGATATTCCTGCACGAGTTCAGATATCTTCAAATTTGAACTCCGCAAACCTCATAATCAAGTGTAAAATGCTCACAGACCCCCTTCTGTAGGTCTTTTGCCTACACCTTATTATATAGTAAATTCGCATCAAAAAGAATATTGATGAAAGAATTACAGTCTCTACTTGTCTCAGGGAAGCCTCTATTCATAACTATTGACGGATTTCGACAGGCAATGTTAACAGCCTTTCCGCTCAGTGGTAAAGCACCAGATAAACCTGAGGTAAACTCATCGTTCAGCATGACGAAAGATGAAATGCTTGCTTACCTTAACACCCATAGTTGGTATCAGCTCGAGTCACATCTTGCTCTCTTGGATATTCAGAAGATAACGAATCAAGAAAACACCGCTCCTATTACACTTACTGATGAGTTCAGTGATGAGCAACTGCCTGATAACAGTATTGCTTATCATCGTGTATTCGGTACCGTGATGTCTGATTCGTATTATTACTTCTCAAGTAAGCAGTTGCAATCAGACCTGCTTGCAGCTGAAGCTAATCCACAAATCTCTTGTCACTTCCTTCACATCAATTCACCAGGTGGTGAAGCGTGGTACCTCGACCGCTTGAGCGAAACACTACGCAGTTGCGAGAAACCTATCCTCACCTTCTATGAACAGATGTGTTGCTCAGCTGGATATTACATCGGATGCCACGGTCAGCGTATCTACGCTATGACACAGAATGACTATGTAGGTTGCATCGGAACTATGTGCAGCTTCTACGATTTCGAAGAATACTTTGCGAAGCTCGGTATTAAGAAGGTAGAAGCAAAAGCAACTAAGTCTGACTTGAAGAACAAAGTCTTCGATGATCTTCGTAAAGGTCAGGATGAGCAATTTGTGAAAGATATACTCGACCCAATGAATGCACAGTTCTTAAGCGAGGTTCGTTCACAGCGTAGTAAAATTGCTGACCTTCCTGACGATACTCCTGTCTTGCGTGGTGAAACCTTCTACACTCCTCAGGCTGTGGAACTCGGTCTGACAGATGGTAGCAAGACGATGGTAGAAGCTATCGTTGAAACTGCTACGATGGGTCGTGAATATACTGAGGCTAAGAAACTTAAAACTGCCGTTTACAATATATAAATGTATCATTTTAATTTTTAGTTATTTATGAGTTTAAAAGAAAAGCTAATGAGTGTCATCGAATTTCTTGGATTTAAACAGAAGTTTGAAGACAAAAGTCTGTCACAGGATGAGTTCAATTCTATCGTTGCAGAGTATCAGAAGAAGTACCAGAGTACACTTACTGATGACATTGCTTCCGAACAAGCTGCTCAGCAGACAGCTCAGCAGGCGGATGAATTTCAGAAGATGCTGAACACCATTCAGGCTGTTCTGAATGGTGGTGAACCTTCTGCGTCAGCTAACAATAATGGCACAGAGCCTTCTGCACCTCAGAGTAATGCTACTCTTGAAGGAATCCTCGATGGTATCAAGGGTATGCGTGCTGATATTCAGGCGATGGGTTCAAACCCTGCACCTGATGTTCCTGCGCAAACAGTGAATACTATTCCTCTGAGTGTTAATGGTTTCGCTAACACAGCTGATTATCTCTTTGGTGTTGAGCATCCTTTCTTCTCAATGAAGAATCGTTGGAATCAGATTGCAGCTAACCCACGTGCAGCAGCTGCCCTGCCAGAGGTTGACGAACAGGTAGATGGTGCTGCCTTCTATAAGGAGGTTAGCAATTATGCTAATTCACTCAAGCACCGCTATCAGTACCTTCAGCAGAACAAGATGCTTGATGCAGCTGCACTTGCAAAGGGAACTTACGCTACGAACTACGATGGAGTAGACAACGCAGGCCTTGGCGATCAGTTCGTTGTACTTCGTCAGGATGCTCTCATCGCACGTGTTCTACAGGTACGTGACCTTACCCAGTTCTTCCCAGTCGCTTACGGCTATCAGGATCGTGGACTCGTTTTCAACGCCTTCTTCGATGAGGTTTCTCAGGCTTATCAGACTGGTGAGGTTTTCAAGGGCGGTATGAAGATTGAGAACCACTATGGTTACGTTGACGACGCTATGATTAAAATGGAATGGGGTCCGATGAAAGAAATCGAGCGTAAGTACATTGGTTATCTCAACAAGGAAGGCTCTGACCCTATCAAGTGGTCTATGATTGAGTATCAGTTGCTCAATACCCTCCGTGCTGCACAGGTTGAGCAGAACAAACGCCGTATGCGTGGTATCTACGTGAAGCCTGATAAGGGTGTTGCAGGTAGCTATCTCAATGCTGCTACTGGTGTTCTCTACACCTTGCTGCGTTATGTTCATCAGTACGACATCAAGCCACACGATGATGGTACATACCGCACCTATACACAGGCAAGTTTCCTTGCTTCTGTTCAAGAGTTCATTGCTGACGTTCGTGCTTCAATCACTGAGGACATGGATCTCGACAACCACTTCATTTACTTGAACAAGAACCATCAGGCATGGTGGATTAAGAACGTTCGTTCTACCTATGGTAAGGACACAGACTTCGCTGGACCTATGGGTGCATTGAGCGTGGTACCAGACACTACGATGCGCATCATTTGGTTGCCTTATCTCGGTCAGACTCCATTCATGATGTTACACGAACCAGGTAACATTCAGTTCCTTGAGTATGTACCAGGTGAGATGCTCTCTGTGAAGATGCAGGAAAACATGGAGCAGGTCCGTGCTTGGAGTACATGGAAAGAGGGTACTTCTGCTTCATTCACAGGTCGTCGCTTCTCAACTAAGGATGAGATGGATAAGAACAACTACGAGTGGCAGCAGATCTTCATCAACCTCTTTGCTACTACTATCACCGATAAGGTGGATGGTAACAATGGGTTCTGGCAGATCACCGACAGTACCACAACACTGACAACTATCACCGACATCGAGAATGCGAAGGCTGGCGTAGCTTACTGCATCGAGTGTGGTGACAAAACTAAGTTGCCAAAGATTGCCCAGTCTGGTAAGTTCGACAGCATCACGGCTGCCTTCACCGCTACAGCTGTAGGCGACTACATCATGGTTATCCTTGGTGCTGATAACAAGTTCCGTGAGTTGGAGCGTTGCGTCGGTGGCAAGCGCACCATCAACAAGGAGTTGCAGCCTAACGCACCAGGTGGACGATAGATGAATGACTAAGGAACTGGGAGGAGAGCCATTGGAATTAAAAGCTCGGGACGGCTTGCCTCTTCAGTTCCTTTCTTTAACCAACAATTATCATTAATAGAAATAAAAATGAAAAAGCCCAATATTCAGAAACGCTATCGTGCGTATAATCCTATGAAAGGATTTAACTACGCAAATCGTCAGTCACGCAATATGTTCATGGCTACGTTTGCGATTTTTGGCATCCTCATGCTCGTAGCAGCTTTGATAGACCACTCTCTCGGTGCTGCTGCTGGTTCAGGAGTTTCTCTTGCCTCTATGGCATTGCTCGGTCACGTCGACGATGTGTCTGATAGAGATACACACGGTAGTGCTATCTCTTACATCGTTTATCTCATTGCGCTCGACCAAATCGACCGCACAAAGGAGTTCCCACAACCTAACGCTAATCGTGAGGTTGCGCCTGTTCCTTTGAAACCGAATGAGATTCCTCATTACTTCGAGGCACACGACATTCCGACCTTCACTGGTACCACAGAGAAGGGCGACATCACTACCACAGGCGAAAATCAGCTTGTAATGGTTATGGGCGGAGCTCGTGCAAACCTTTATAACTTCATTGAGGAGTACAGCGGTGGTAAGTTTATCGCTCTTTACAAGCACATTAAGAAGAAGGAGTGGTACATTGTAGGCGAACTCGAGCGTCCAATCATCCTCTCTAACACAGAGACGAAGGACGATAAGGACGGTCGTTACACCACTCTGACCTTTAAGCGCAGTTCTGTAGACCTTCCACTGATTTACACTGGCAACCCAGCTGTTACTGCTGCTACTTCTATCAATGCGGATGCTACAGATGTAGCTATCACAGCAGGCAGTAACACATACACGATTCCAAACGGAACGTCAGCAGCTGCTGCTATTGCTACGGTTAGCGGTCTTAGTAAGAGCGATAAGGGTAGATACATCACACTCGTTGGTGCTGGTACCGATAAGGCAGCTACCATTGCTGATGGTTCTACCTTCGTTCTCGAGGAGGGTGCTACGTGGACAGCGAAGACTGGTGCATCAATCACCTTCCGTGTTCTTGACACCACAACACTTGTCGAGGTCTCAAGAACTGAAGCCTAACCTATTCCCCTCCCTTCACGGGAGGGGTGTTATTCACCATTTTACTTTTACAATATGTACAGCACAAAAGAGAAATTAACGCACTTCCATAAGCTGGTCAGCCCCACAGTTGTGGAAGCCGACCTTGCCCTGCTGCACGAGAAGGCACCTCACCTTACCGATTTCACACGCTTCGACCTTGCTCCAGAGAAGAATCACGAGGAGATACTCTTCTTACTTCTCGACCATTGCGAGCATGACGAAATCGTACGTAATCGACGTGAGTATGCTAATCAAGCAGCTGACGAGGATAATGATAACAACAACGCCAGCAACTCTTCTGAAGATGGCAACGAGAATCCTGAGATTCCTAACGCTAATGGAGATGAAAGCCCTGACGCTGACGGTGGCGAAGGAGACGAGAACCCATCGGAAGGAGAGGGTGGCGATGAGTCATCTGAAGAAGGTTCTGAAGATAACGAGTCTACAGAGCAATCATCAGAGGAAAATCCTCTCCCATCAGAGGATAAGGACACAGATTCTTCTAAGAAGGAGAAAGCAAAAGCAACTCCAAAAAAAAAGAAGAAGAGTACCCGAAAATAGACTGGGAAAACCTTACTGATGCGGACGTACAGATGGCAACCGTCATCTATAACGACCGCATCAACACCTGGCGAAAGATGAAGCAGCTCGACGAATTACTGGAGACAAAGCCAACCGCACAAGCCGTAGCAGAAATGGCAGAACTGCGCATCCGCAATCTTCAAGCATTTGCCGAGCTGCAATCTTTCAACGATACTGGTAAGTTCCTCTGCAAACACCCGATACTCTTCGGACGTTCAGAGATAGCCCAGCTCATCAAGTTGCTCCGCACTGACCCAGCCGAGTTCCTCCGTCAGCACAAGAACGTTCTCGACAACATCAAGCGTTATAAGTCGTTCGTTAAGCGCAAGGATCGTAAAGAGAAAAGAGAGGCTGACAAGCGGAACCTACAAAAGTACCAAGAGAAAGAGCGACTGTTTAAAATGGTTCTTGAACAACAAAATAAATAATTACAATGGAAAATAGCATAAAAGTTTTTAATTTGGGCGGTTTGCCTACTGCCCCGCTGGACTCTTTTATCGAACTTCAGGAAGATTTCAAAAAACCTGATGCAGACAAACTATCGAAGCTTCAGATGCTCATCATCACTCGAGGTTTCAAGTATTCATTCAAAGTATGGAAAGATTCTGAAGGTAAACTTTGGATTATAGATGCACACCAGCGACGCAAAGCCCTCCTTGGACTTCGCTCTTATGGTTTCAAAATTCCAGAGATTCCTTACGAGGAAATTCAAGCATCCAACAAGAAGGAAGCTGTCGAAGAAATTGCAGCTTATAATTCAGAGTTCGCTCAGAAGAATCCAGACACTCTCCTATTCACTAAGTATAATATCAGTGGCGATGATCTTGCTAAGTTTAATCTTGGCTACGAAGTAAAACAAAATGACTTCTCAATCGGTACAGATAAACTATTTGCCTCGGAAAGTGACACTGCTGAGATTCAAGAGGATGTTGTCGATACTCTTCCACAAGAGGATAACGAAGTGTTTGCTCGTCCTGGTGATATTTTCAGACTTGGAAATAACAGGTTGATGTGTGGAGATTGTCGGTCTAAGAGCGATATCGTTGCACTAATGAATGGACGAGTTGCTGATATGATTCTCACTGATCCTCCTTATAATGTCAATTACGAAGGTGGAGGAGATGGCAAACTTACCATACAGAATGACTCTATGGAGAATGACTTATTCCTTCGCTTCTTGCAGTCTGTGTTTAATGTGATGTTTTCCATTGTCAAGGCTGGAGGTTCTTTTTACGTTTTCCACGCAGACTCTGAAGGTGAGAATTTCCGCAGGGCAATTCGAGAAGCAGGCTTCAAGATAGCACAGTGCTGCATTTGGGTTAAGGATTCTCTTGTAATGGGTCGACAAGATTATCAGTGGCAACACGAACCTTGTTTATATGGTTGGAAGCCTGGTGCTGCTCACTTTTGGAACTCTGATAGAAAGCAGACTACCATTTGGAATTTCGACAAACCAAAAGCCAATCGAATCCATCCGACGATGAAACCTATTGCGCTGATGGCGTATCCTATTACTAATAGTACAAAGAATGGCGATGTAGTTGTCGATGTGTTCTCTGGATCAGGTTCAACCATTATGGCGTGCCAGCAGACAGACCGCATTGGGTATGGAATGGAAATAGATTCTAAATATGTGTCGGCAACTGTACGAAGATTTATGTCTATGTTTCCACAGCAGCCTATTCTGTTAGAGAGAGATGGCGTAGTCTTGTCGGAAGACGATACTAAAAAAATAATTCTATGTCAGAATTAGTTGTAAAAGAGATTCTATCAGATGAATATGTAAATCAAGTCAGAACGTTCGGGGCGTTAAACTATACCCCCGAACGTATTTGTCAGCTACTTGCCTTAAGGAAAGCTAAGCGAGAAGCATTGCTATACCGCATAACTCTTCCTGGTGATGTTTATTTTGAGGCGTACCAACAAGGTCTCGCACTTGGAGAGTATAACATAGACGCTGAACTTGCTAAGAAGGCTGAGAAAGGTGATAACGATTCTATTACTTTACTCGAGGAACGTAAGAATGAGCGTGCTGAGAAAGACCTACGTATGAAACTCTTTGGAATATGAAAAGCGAAATTGAGAAGTTAGACACTATCCACCCTGACCTAATATCTGCATTCTTGACGAATGGAGATTGTGAAGGCATACCTCAAGATGTTAAGTTGTTCTTGCAGCAGCTGCAATGGTCTGCTGAGATATTCGAACACGAGCGTAATATTACGAGAGCAGCTAAGAAACTGAAGCTTCGTATTAACGCTGAGCAGCGAATAAAGATAGAAGAGCGCACTTGTATGGCGAGAATCTATCAGGCAATCAACTACTTTCAGGTTGACTGCAATGTTCCTATAAAGGTTTGGGAGAGCAATTTTGCAAACAAATATGAAGACCTTGCTAAACTCTGCGCACTTAATCGCGATTATAAAGGTATGAAGTCGTGTTATGATGCTGCTCTTGAGTGTCGTCGTCGGTCTTCGGAGATAGCAGAAGCAGATAGGGATTTAGGTGTTCTTTTCTTGATTTCTCCAGAGCTCACAGCAGAAGAACTTGGATTTTCGAAGAAGAATCTTAAAGAAATCGCTGCTAAGCACAACGAAGGTTTTTATATTAAGCTTATCGATTCTCTTCCTGTTGAGAACAAGGAGAAGAAACGACTGCTGCGTGATGCTGACATTCAAGATGCAGAAATAGTAGAGGAGATTCAAAATGACTGATGAAATTATAAACAACGAACAGCCTACAGTTGACTTCGAGCATTACTATATGAATCGTGTTCAGCTGTTAGCGAATATTATCGACCCGAATATGCTCTATGCAGAGTGGGCTCGTGCGACTGGTAAGACGGAGGGCGTTATCGTTCCTCGTCTTATTCGTGTTACAAATGATATGCCTGGTGAACTTTCGTTCCTTGTTCACAAGACTTACGTCGCCTTGATGACGAACGTCTGGCCTAACATTCAAGCATCGTTCTCACGTCCTGTCATCGTGAATGGAAAGCAGCGAGCAATGTTAGAGTATGGCATCGACTATGTGGTGGGCGAAGCGAAGCTACCTTCTCACTTCCGTCGACCACGCTACCCTATTGCCTATGCTAAGCACTCGGTCATCTTTCGCAATGGTGCACACCTTCAATTAGTATCTTCAGATCAGCCTGAAAGTGTCGCAGGTCGTAATGCCGTGCACGCCTTCGTCGAGGAGATGAAACATAACAGTGGTGAGAAACTCAAGTCACGTCTCTTCCCTTCCCTTCGTGGTGGTTCTGCTGACATCCGTCGCTCTGCTTACTATGAAGGCGTGACAGGTGTGAGTGATACCGCACGTGTCGACCTCGGTGAGGACGATTGGTTTGAGGAATACGAAAACAAGATGGACCGACAGCTCATCGAGGAGATAGCCAGTGTGTCGCTCGCTATCAATCAGTCGCTCTATAAGCAGTTTATGCTTCAGCAGGACCTTCGTAACACGAAGAACCCTGTCACAATGGAGAAAATCAGACTGGAGAATGAACGCCTTAACGCCTTTGTTGCCCGATGGAAACCACGATTAGCGGATATGCGAAGGAACGCAATCTACTATATCCGTGCTTCATCGTTTTGCAACAAGGACATTCTCGGTCCTAAGTTCTTCAAGACACAGCTCGACACGCTCGACATGGATGAGTTCTTGACCGCTATCTGTGCTATTCGACATAAGGAGGTGACTAACAAGTTCTTTACCACCTACGACCACGAGCGACACCAGTTCAAGGATAGTTATATTTACGACCAGATACTGAAACTAAACCTCAAGGACCACTTCACCCTCACGGCTCGCTATCTTCGTCACTACGATAAGCGTGAACCGCTCTACATTGGTTACGACCCTGGAAACTTTCAGTCGCTCATCGTCGGACAGAAGAAAGACTATGGTAGTCGCTTTGATATCATTAAGGAGTTTTGGGCGTATATACCCGATGACCAGCAGAACCTTGCGCAGCAGGTGTATTCATTCTTTGGTACTGATGCAGTGAATAAGGTTATACATCTCTATCCTGACCGTGCAGGTAACAAGACACGTGAGGAATTAGAGCAGATAACTACTGACTCACTAACGATGAAGGCAGCCTTAGAGAGTTACGGCTTTTCCGTTATCCTTTACAACGATGGCGCACCGACCATTTACCACTGGCAGCAGTTCCGTTTGTGTCAGTTACTCTTTGGCGAGAAGCTTCCTTTGCTTCCGAAGGTGCGAATTGATGAAAACGAATGCCCTAACCTTTGCAGTGCAATTTTGATTAGTCCGTTGAAGAAAACCAACGGCAAAATAGAACTCGACAAAGCTTCAGAGAAGAAGGAGGAACTCAAGCGAAGACCAGGACTAACAACGCAGCTCCCAAGTGCGATGATTTACCTTTTATACGGTCTTTATTCTGACCTTATTAAAAAGGAATTAAGCAGTTATCCCGACGATTTGCCCGAAAATATAGCGATATAAGCCCCTATAATGTCCAATATTTGATATAAAAAATGTCCAAAATAGGGCAATAATAAAGGTTATTTGCATAGGTCAAATTCTTATTTTGTTGTGTTTCAGTGGTTTACGTTTTGAAAATCAAAAACAAAAATAAACAAACGGCGTTTATCACCACGCACCGCTGAGTTGAGGAAAAGAGGTGCAACGTTCCAAAAGTTGGGAAATATGACAGTAAGGGGATAAAATCGTCCTTTGTTCCTACAGCGATTTTCAGTAATTTCGCAAGTAATGGAGAAGACGATTGAGATGAACGGCATCGATGCGATGCAATGGGCAAGGGAGATAAGTAAGATACCACAAGGTGACTTCACTATCTGCTTCTTCCCTTACGCTCGCTCACAGGGTATGGCAGGCGAGCAAATGGTTGTCAAGGAACATTGCAAGTACCGCACGCAACTACCAAACGAGTGCTTCAAGGTCGATTCCGAGAACTACTTTCTCTTCGAGGACCAAGAGGGAAACCCTAAGATGTGCTATCGCATACTCATCAGATACATGGGGTTCCCACAAGACGGATATAAACTACATAAGATAAATTGGTTATGACAGATAGTATTGAACTGCACGGCAACGCTGGACTCTACGTCATGGACGGCAATACCTTCTCCTTTCAGATTGGAGAAGGAAGAGAGTTGTCGACAAGCCCAGGGCTACTCGTACCACAGGGTAGACAGACTTGCCTACATGAACACCAGTGGATGAGTGTGAATGGATACCAAGTGTGTATGCGTGGTATGAACAACGCACTGTGTGAAGAGGTAACGATGGAGATAAAGCAGAACCGCCTGCTGCCTCGCTTGTATAGCAAGGAGATTAAGATGCTCTATGGTAATGGACCATGCGCCTATATGCAGACAGTAGAAGGTGGTAAGCTGCGACGTGAGTACACCGCACTACCTGCGTGGGATGAGTGGATGAACTCTTGGCAAGATCGTGGTATGGAAACATCTGCACAGGAGTTCGCTAAGACCTGTATCAAGAACTACTACTGGTTCGGTGATTACTTCGTTAAGTGGAGGTTCTCACGTGGTAAGCGTATTGGTATGTTGCCAGTAGCAGGATTAGAACCCTTGGAGAATAAGCACTGCCGTCTTGCTACCACTCGTAAGGATGTAGCCTACGATCAGATTAATTATGGCGACTTCAATAACATAGCTGTAGGACGGTGGACATACGGATTAGGCAATTACAAGATATACCCTAAGTTCGCATTGTCAGAAGTTGACAACTATCTATTCGCTGCCGTGTCACACCACAGAGAGAAATCAGTAGATGAGTTCTACGGTGTGAACGAGACCCACCAGGGCGCACGTCCATATATTCAAGGTAGTAACAAGACCGCCTCCTACATTAACTCTTTCTTGCGTAATTCCCTTGCAGCGAAGATACACATCATCATTCCGAATGCGTGGGTGTCAAGCAAACGTAATCAGTTAGTTAAGCTATGCGAGGAGAATAAGGTTCGTAAATCTAAGGATCAAGAACTTGTGAAGTATAATGGCATCAGCATCGGTACAGAATACCGTGAATCGTTGCTTGTAGAGTATATGCGATTGGAGCTGCGCAAGATAGGCGACTATCTGAGCGGTGCTGACAACCAAGGCAAAGCCTACTCTTCTATTTCATTTATGGATAGCTCTGGCAACGAACAGCAGTGGAGAATCGAAACGATCGACCTTAAGTATAAGGAATATATCGAATCTTTGATTTCTTACGATAAGCGAGCAGAAGAAGCCTTACTATCAAGCGTTGGTTTGGATGCATCTATCACAGCGGTTAGTAAAGATGGTGTCATTAGCAAGTCAGGTTCTGACGCTTACTACAACTATCTTATCTATATAATGTCACTCACTCCAGAGGACGAGATATGTGCAGAACCGTTTAATCTCGCTCTCAGATTGAATTTCCCAGACCTTTATAAGCAAGGCTATCGCATAGGCTTCTATCGTGAGGTTCCTCAGCGACAGGAAGAAATTGCACCGAAAGACAGACTAAATCAGCAGCAGTCATGAATATACTCGTAGACATTTTCAAGAACTTCTCCACCTTCAGTCTTTATGCGCCTGGAGTGGAAACTAATATGGACCTGAACGATTTGCGTTCGTCTGGTCTTACGGCTCGCAAGCGTATCGAAACCGTAATCAGTCGTGCTGTGTTCGATGAACTCTTAAAAGAGAAAGAAGACTCTCCTCTTATGGAAGCCTTACGTGCAGCTATGGCGAACATGACCATGGCAAATCAAATTATCTTTGATAGTGTTAATCGAAGGAAGAGCGAGGTCAATGTGTACAAGTACGAGCTGGAGGCGATGAAGCGTTCTTACATGGAAAACTATTGCAACGCTATCGATACGCTCGTGCAACTGTTGTCAGAACCAACTGAAGGTGCAATTGCAGAGTTGTGGAGCAAGACTCCTTACTATCCTATCTTGGAGCGATGTGAAATAAAGACAATGGATCAGATGGATTCAATCTATCCTATCGATGCATCTTATCTTTACTTCTTCAGAACTATACCATTGCAGAAGGAAACGCTCGATGAAGTTATGTCGATTTACTTCGAGAAACTTACAGATGACAATAGAGAGCGCATTCGTCCTATCTTGTTGCTTGCCTTGGTAAAGAAGACAATAGCAAAGTCGCTCCGTAGGTTTGATATCCTCGAGTTCCCTTCTACGATTCGAAATCTCTTCGATGATAGTCACGCTGCACGCTCTGGCAAGGACGAATCCAGTGCTATCTTCGCACTTGCCGACCGCCTCGATCGTGAGGCAGAAGAACTCCTCTCGAATGCTGATACGCTGCTCTCCTCTGAGTCTGTTTCTGATTTCTGCTCTAATTCAGCGTACAATCACCCTGATGATAATATTATAATGTTGCCATGATGAAGGATATCGAACTTGTATATAAAGGCGACATACATCGCATTCCTAACCGTTGGGATGCGATGAACGACCGCCAGTATATCCGCCTCGTAGGCGACTTCCTTCGTATGGCAGCAGGCGAGTTGTCAGCTGGAGAGGTTCGGATTAACTGGCTGTGCAACATTATGGATTGGAATAAGCGCAAGTTCCATTCAGAGGAACAGATTGCTAACCTCGTCACAATCTCTGAACAGCTTACGTTTATGTTTCAAATTAACTATCCTGATAACAATAGTGTCTTGGATGGTGTAGACGAGGATACTTACGAGTTATGCCGTCGTGTTGACCCTTATCGCTTGAATATTCCACTTGCACGTGTGTTACGCAGGCTCGACTATCAATACGTAATCGACCTCTGTTTCTGTGCGCAGCTCATCCCTTCTGTTCAGGCTGGCGAGCGTTCTTATCCTGGTTATCGAATTGAGACGAGTTTCGGTACGCTTACTTGCTCTCTTACTGCCCTTCAGTACGTCGAAGCACAGGGGCTTATCGAACGAGGCGAGGAATCTTTGCCGTTACTCGCTGCCATTCTATACTATCCAGAGAAAGAGTACAATTCTGAGCGTGCGCACGAGTTGGCTAACGATTTTGCTAAACTTCCACTCGAAACGCTTACTGCTATATCGTTTAATTTTCAAGCATTTAACAACTATCTATTTAGTAAAACTTCATTCTCTCTGCTGTCTAAGTTTGCTCATAAACCCAAGCAGCCTATCACCACCGATGCCTCTGATGCGCTCTACGACCTCTCCAAGGAGGGGCTTGGCAACGCAAAACAGATAGAGCAGATGAACGTACTTACTTATCTGAAGGTGCTGCGCAAGAAGACTATCGATGCGGTTAAGGATATGAAGGGTTTTGGCTGGGATAAATTAAAAATCAGTGAAGAGGTGGGACTGCCTATCTCTGTAATCGATAAGATATTATGATTAAAGATCAGTTTCTCTATTTCGCACAATACCCGTCAAAAGAGGGTGTTCGTGCTATACTTACCAATGGTGCGAGCGACTTCCCTGGTTATAATGACCTTGCGGAGTCTCTCGATAAACTTCCCAATGTGTCGCGACTCCCTGAGATTGCCAACTACGTCTATGGTCAGTCATTCGATGAATTTAGGCAGCTTATCGATAAGTTAGTGGGTTCGTTCCTGTTCGTTGACTATGGCGAACTGAATATGTCAGCGGATGGACGCAACTCTTATCAGATTACCCAGCGCATCGCCATCACCGTGGCAAACAAAATGCCAAACCGTGCTGACGCTGCTGAATATATGCTTTCCTCTGACCAGACACTTCGCCTACTCTCTAAGATTCACGCTTGGATGATTGCCGATGCAGAAGAAGGCAATATCGATTGGATTTCTCGTGGCGAACTCGATAAGGCAGAGATGATTCCTTTTGTCGCTACAGAGTTATCCTCGGTTGGTTGGACCTTGATGCTCAATTGTGTTGCGCCTGACACGCTTGGAACGCACCTTTTAAGTCGGTCCTTTGCGAAACAGCCTTAAATCCTTACCTTTGTATCGTTAATAAGTTGGTAGAATTATAGTTTGATAGTTAATAGTTTTTTCAGATTAAAGATTGTTTAGGATGACGGGNTTTTTATCATTAGATAATTACTTCTAAATCACTGATTATAAGGGCGATAGTACTTGCGTATTCCTTATTATAGTGTTACCTTAGCAGTACAATTAGAAACAAAGAACATTCAAAAAACAAAGATTATGAACGAGCAAATTCAAAGCATTCTTAACGAGAACGGAACAAAGACTTCAAAGATTCAGAAGCTCCTCACCCTCGGACTTACACGCAGACAGGTAGCTGACCTTGTAGCTAACGGAAACTACGGATTCGTGCAAAACGTCTACAAGCGCATGATGCAAGGAATGACACAGAGAGCAGCACAAGCAGCAGCAACAGTTCTTCCACAACTCGACTACACTTTCAACCGCAACTTCGGTATCGAGATTGAAGCTTACAACTGCACACGTGAACGCCTCGCAAGAGAACTTACCGCAGCAGGCATCAGAGTTAACGTTGAGCGTTACAACCACACTGACCACAACGACCATTGGAAGTTGGTTACTGACAGCAGCCTTTCAGGCAACAACACCTTCGAACTCGTTAGCCCAATCCTCCACGGAGAGCAAGGAATTGAGGAACTTGAAAAGGTCTGCTGGGTCCTCGACCTCTGCAACGCTAAGGTTAACGACTCTTGCGGACTTCACGTTCACATGGACGCTGCTGAATTCGACCTTCAGACTTGGAAGAACCCTATAATTTCTTACAAACGCCTTGAGAATGTAATCGACCACTTTATGCCACTAAGCAGACGCAACAACCGCTACTGTAGGACCATTTCCACCATTTCAGAGATAGCAATCAACCGAGCTTCTAACATTAGCGACCTTAGAGCTGCTTTTGCTAACAACCGCTACCACAAGATAAACCTTGAAGCCTACGCACGCCACCGCACGGTTGAGTTCCGCCAGCACGGAGGTTCTACCAACTTCACAAAAATGTCCGCTTGGATTCATTTTCTCGCAAAAATGATTACCTTTGCAAGGCAAGGTGAAAAATAACACCACCCTGCAGGATGTACCTTTCCTTACCGAAAGCGAAAAGTTATACTTCAGATTGAGAACTAAAAAATTAGCAGCATGTTAACAACCTACAGGCTGAAGGATGGCGACAAAATCGTCGCCACCTCTCCAGCCGACTTCCTTCACCAGCTTCGCACAGGCAGCCGATTCGATAGCGAAGGCACAGACGAAGAATATATGGTGCGCTTCGCTCACCGCTTACAGGAACTCGAGGGCTACCTTGTTTCCACAGACAGCCCCGATGCCTTCCTTGCCGACCTAATTAACAACGGCTTCGTGACCGTTGAAAAATAAAACACGATGCTCGTTTCTTTGTAGCCGTAGCAGTTCCCGAACTGTTACGGCTTTTTTATGTCGAATATTGAGAAAAAATAAACTTTCTATCAATAGTTATCAATTTCGTTAAGTCACGAAAATGTTTTAAATGTTAAATATTTAATCTTACTACGATTTTTTATAGTAAATATTTGCATACTACAAATATTTGTAGTACCTTTGTATTGTCATAAGAAAACAATGAGAATATGAAACAGAAAAAAGAAATGATGGAGGTTACACCTGAAGAAAGGGAACTCCTTGAGAGAATGAGAAATTACAATCGCTCTTATCCAAATGGCTATCCACAACTCCTATGGGATTTACAGGAGTTCTTCGACAAAATGGTCCGACAGCCATACGAATAAAACAAAAGACCTCTCCCTTACGGGGGAGAGGCACAATAAAGTAAAACTATAAACACAGAAACAATGGAAACAGTTATGACAAACCCAGTAGTAGTTACTGATATGAAAAGAAAAGTACAAGACATCTTAATGTCAGTTTCATGGCGTGATTTTGCTAACACCTACTTTCAGAAATCTTCCTCTTGGTTTTACCACAAAATGGATGGCATTGACGGCAACGGAGGTGCAGGCGGTTTCAACCAACAGGAGACCGAGCAGATGCGAGGCGCACTTATCGACCTATCCAACCGCATTCGTCGTGCAGCAGAAAATATTTAGGCGAGGTTCTCATTGACCTTAAGACAAAAGTCACTCATCGCCTATGGGTGCATATTAGCCTCTCGCCATGCGAGGGGCTTTTTCTTTTCGTTTTTATTGCATTGTTATTCGATTTTTGTATCTTTGCAACGAATATTAACTAAAAACTATTGTATTATGGAACATCAACTTATTGTAGAGAGCGATCTTGAAGATTATCTCTCTAAGAAAGAAAACATCAACACATTTATCAATTTCTGCATCCGTGAGAGAATGAAGGCAGAAATCAATATGTCTATGAGAAAGGTTAGAAGACCCTCTCTCGAGGTGAGAGAAAATAATCATCTTGACTCTGAAACATTGAAGCCTCTCAGCGCAGAAGAAGTGGAAAATCCAAACACACCATTCTTCGGTCAGAAGATTGTAATCACGGGACAGTTTGTTACCTTCCCGAAGCGTGATGAACTGGGAAAACTCCTGAAGCAGTATGGAGCTGACATGAACACTTCTATCAGTAAGAAGACTAACATTGTCATTATGGGTTATGCTGCTGGTCCTAAGAAGAAAGACTTAATTAAAGACCTTAAAGGGCAAGGCTATGATATCCAAGTGTATAACGAGGACCAGCTGTTGAGAGTGTTTGACGAATGTCAGATACCTCATGATGATTTACCCGATGAGAGACCCATTATAATAGAATAATTTTTGCGTGGCGCAAAAAATATTTGCGTTTTTATTTGGCGGTTACAAAAATACTACTTACCTTTGTAACCGTCAAAACAATGCGAGGAGACTCGCTAATAAGGGTGAGAAGAAATTTCAAGCCCCGAACTTATTAAATTTCGATGGGCTTATTTTTATGCCCATACTTGCAGACTACTGCAACGAAAATATGGCGGATGCCTTCCAGTGAATTTACCCTTGTGGCGAAATCGCATTGTTTTGACGAACAGGAAGAGCATCCGCTTTTTCTGTATCCGTACCTGACGGATTCAGGTAACAGTCAAAACAATGCGTATTATGCAACAAGTAATCGAATTCGAGAGCTCTGCAAAGCAACAGCAGCCTATCGACGTACGTGCTACGATACAGCGCAAAATCAAGTCTCTTAATCTTTGGCTCGACGCTAAAAGCGAGTTCTACAGCCGTATCTGCGAGTTCTCAGTTACCCGTCGTTTGGTAATTCGAGTTAACCTTGTATCTTTGTGCGTGATTGTTGCAGCTGTAGCCATCGAGCAGCAGCCTATTACATCCGTAGTTTCAACCCTCTGTGCAGGCTACTTAGTTTATCGTATGAACAAATCTGAAAAGAAAGGAGGCAAAAAATGAAAGACTTAACCCCAGCAGAAATGGAAATACAAATGGCTTTTCCCGATATGATGAAAATGACCGTAGAATTTGAAGTTGTATTTTCAAAGAAAGAAGTGGAAGAAAAGGGCAGAGAAATTGCTACCAGTTTACAAACCTATTTATTGCGGTATGAGCATCATGCAAGATCAGCAACGTTTTACTTTAGCGAAGAAGCAAAAAATATTGTCATAAATATGAAAGAAGGGCAAAAGGTAGAATTAGTGCAAAGAAATGTTGCAGGAAATATAATTCCAGGTCTTTGCAAAACAGGAACACTGGATGGCTTAAACGAAGTCGTATATGTAGGGTATATAAGTGGCGATGCGTGTGTAAAAGTAAACTTTAATGGTAGTATAGATATGTATGCTATCTACTGTCTTAATTTTGGTAACCAACGCTCTTTAAATAAACAAGAAAAGAAAGGAGGCAAGGCATGATATTCATTTATAATTATTTCAAGACTCCTGATGTTCCAAAAGACCTTGAACCGCTTTCCGAATTTATAAAGAAATATAACAAGGTTCTTGCAGCAGACATTGATACGTTTGCAGTATTTATCGATGAGGTGTATAAGAAGTTTAACTCGATTCCCAATGTGAATAAAAAATATACGCTCAATCTTTCTGATAGCTCAATCGCTATTGACGATAACGAAATTCCATTCTCGGTGATAAGTATAAGTTTCTCCAACATACTTGGCTTATGGGGCTTTCAAACTTTCGATAGTTCTACCCAGTGCGACCAGCAGAACCTTGAGATTTTGCCTGTCCCCGATAAAGGTGAAGCAATTTTCACTCTCCCAGATCATTTAAAAAGTATAATTAAGAAAGGAGGCAAGGCATGATATTCTTTGATTATTATTTCAAGGCACATTCTACCCCGAAGTACCTTGAGCCTGTTGTTATGTGTATGGAGCGACGTTACCAAGTCCTTATGGCAGATGACTCGACACTAAAGAAGTTTGTTGCAGAACTTAAATCAGAATTGGATGCCATTCCAAAGGCAAAGGAAAGGTATAAAATCAAAGTCGATAAAGGCTATATCCATATCATTACTACTCACGAATTCACTGAAGCCGTTATACGTCTTCACTATAAAGAGGTTCTTTCTTTGGAAGGTTTCAGCGAGGACCTCTGTGAGAACCTTAATGAAGTGGCTGAGAAAGGAGGTGAGAAATGATATTTTTTGATTATTGCCTTATAGATTTTTCAATCTCAAAAGAGCTCGCACCGCTTGCTGACTGTCTGAAGAAATACCAAGGAGTTCTTGTAGCGGACGAAAAAGCATTCAACAAGGTTGTTGAAGACTTGGAAGAAAAATATCGTGCTATTCCAAAGGCTGAAGAAAGATTTCTTTTCAAGGTTAGCAAAGATCCTATCGGAGTTATCTCTGTTCGCAGACACAACTCTACGAAGAAGTGTGTATTGCGCATCTATTTCACACCAGTACATGGTATGTTTGGTTTCGACTCTTCTCAAGAGTCTATTCAGCCAGTACCAGACGATGGCGACGAATATTATTCTTTGCCTGATCACATTAAAAGTAGTGTTCAGAAAGGGGGTGCGAAATGAAAATCATAACCGACCCTGCTGTTTATGACTACCATGCTGAAAAAGGCTTGTTCATACCGTTGGATGACTTCTGTTCAACACCAGGCCTTATAAAATCATTAAGAGATAATGTTAAGCGTCAACTCACTAAGGCGACATCTTATCTCGAATATTATAGAGGTGTTCATGAGGCAGGCGAAGCTTCTTCACGTCAACAAACAGCTATGGATAGTTGGGAAGAGCGAGTGAATAATCTTAAGAGTTCTTATAAAACTCTGTCAGAAGTAAAGAAAATAATTGATTTAAAATGAAATACAAAATGAAAGCGTCTATCGTTAATCTCGACGAACAAACAACTGAGACCCTTCGAGCAATGCTCGACCCTGGTTATATCTCTGAGCGCACAGAACGCTTAGAAGCCATCGAGGGTTTTCTTATTGATCAATGGAGGGATGCTGGCAATATAAAGTCTGACACCGTTCTCACATTCCTCGACACTCTACGCTCACTGCGTAGGGATCTCAACTCATTTCTCACCTCGGTTGACCCACACGGAGATACCGATAATCAAAAACAATAAAACCTTAAGACAATGACAACGAAGAAAGAAAACGACGAGCAGCCTATAACAGACATTAGTATATACATAGCTGCTTTATCAGCGACATATCGTCCAGCGTCGACACCAGCAGAAGCTACTCACTTCTTCTCTACCCCCGAGGTAATAGATGCTATTCGCAATTTAGACCCTTCTGCTAAGGTGTGTGCAGAGCAAATAACCAAAGCTCTTCTCGATGCAGGATATAAGTTCTGCAATCGTCCTGGTGCGCAAGGGTTAGAATTCAAGTGGATGTTCCGTGAAATATAGCTACGTTTTATACAAGATATGTTTTTATAAAGAATTTGAAGAATAACTTTTTTTATTCCAAATTAAATTTTATATTTGCATTAAAATAAACATTATATTATGGAACTGATACAAGGCTTATCTTTAATAATAGCACTCATACTTATGCCGTTTTTGTGTAGAGGACAGTTCTTTACCATAAAATTAATCTACCTCGTTTGTATGACATTTCTTACCCCGATACTTGGATATCCAGTCTATCGGTATATCATTACTCATTAAGGTAATGTCCTTTCCTGTGTAGCTGTCTGTTACTATATTTGCGTATAAAAAAGCAAATATGGTAACAGACAGTCTCGTTCGTAAGAAATTCGTTCGTGATACCCTTCAGCAGGGTATCTCTAAAATTTATGCTACGCAAGAGTCAGTTGTGCGTAGCAATTATCAGCTTCAATCTGGACGTCTTCTAACTTCTCTCTCCAAGCATTCTTATAGTTCCAGTATTACAGGCGAGTCTTATACTATCTTTGTCCGAATTTTGCCTTATCTCCGTTTTTTAGATATGGCATATCGTCAGCGCAATGACCGTATCGCTAAATCCAAGCGACGCAACCTTGCTCTTTATAATCGTGTTGTTTGGGGTGTGCTCTACCATGAAACATTCCCACAACTTCGCTTCGGATTCACGGACGAAGTGCGTAAAACTATTCATGATCAATTACAACATTCATTAAACCCATAAGTATATGGCTAACAAGCACCTTTCAGAGGACGAAATTCAGTACACCATTGACGTGAGAACTGCAAAGGCACAGCAAGAGATTCACAAGTTGGAAACTCAGTCTGCCAGTCTTCGTAATGAGAATAAGCAACGACTTCAGCAGATGATTAAGCTTGAAGCTTCAGGCAAGAAAGAAACTGATCAGTATAAAAAACTCTCAGCCTCCTATAGAGATACAGGCAAACAGATTAAAGAATTATCTTCACGTATCCAAGAACAAACACGTTCCTTGGATACAAATGCTATGACGATGTCTCAACTTCGTAATCAGTCAAAGTCATTGCAAAAAGAGTTGGATAACGTTTCAAAGGCTCTTAATCCTGATTTATATGCTGAACTCGAAAAACGATTGCAGGATGTTCATGGGCGTATGGAAGATCTTAAAGTGTCTGCTCGAGGGGTTAAAGAAATTTTCGTTAACGACTCCACCCTAAGCTATATGGCAGGAAATCTGATTACCAGAGGCGCAGAACTTGTAGGCTCGTTTTTAAAGAAACTAACCAGCAGTATCTCTGAGACTATTGATAAAAGCGTTGAACTTGCCGAGGCTGCCGATGGTATAACTCACGCCTTCGAGAAAATTGGCACAGCAGACTATTTGCAAGAGCTTCGTACAGCTACAAAAAACACCGTATCAGATATTGAACTGATGAAGGCAGCGGTTAAAGCAAAAGACTTCCGCATCCCTCTTGAGGACCTTGGTAAATACCTGTCTTTCGCACAGCTTAAAGCGCAACAGACGGGACAGTCTCTCGATTATATGGTTGACTCTATCGTAACAGGTCTTGGTCGTAAATCTCCTATGATACTTGATAACCTCGGACTCTCGGCTGCTGAAATTTCTGAAAAGACAAAAGAGACTGGAGACTTTATGAAAGGTGTCGCAAAGATTGTCGAAAAAAATCTTGCACAAGCAGGAGAAACTTATATCTCTGCTGCTGATCGAGCAACTCAGCGTACCGTTGATCTTCAGAATGCACAACTCGCACTTGGTAAGGCTTTAGTTCCTATTAAGGAGGAATTCTCTGACATTTATGGTCAGATTCAAGTCGGGACTATTAAGGCTATTAAATACCTCGTTGACCATCGTGAGACGCTTGTTCTTCTTACAAAGGCTGTTATACTTCTTACTGCTACTTATGCTGCTTATACGGCAGGGCAAAAACTGTCTTATCTATGGAGCTTACGTGCTGTTGCTGTAAGTAAACTTAAGGCTGCCGCAGCTGCGGTTGAGAATGCAATGCTGCAATTGTCTGTATTACGTCATGCAGTGCTCAATAAGACTATGACAACTTCTATTGCCTTACAGAAGGCTTTTAATATTGTTCTTAAACTCAGCCCTTGGGGACTCGTTTTTGGAGCAATCACGCTCGTTGTCGGGGCATTATTGATGTTCAATAAGCGTGCTGATGCTGCCACTGTGGCACAGAAACACCTCAATGACATTCAGTCGGAAGCCAGCCGTAAGACAGAGGAAGAACGTATTAAAATAGAAATGCTTACCAAACGCATTCACGATAATTCGCTCTCTCTTAAAGAACGTCAAGATGCGATAGTAGCTCTACAGAAAATCGTTCCTGATTACACAGCTAAGCTTTCTCGTGAAGGACAGGTTTACGACGAAAATACTCGTGCCTTAACTCGTTATCTCAATGCTTTAAAAGAAAAAGCCTTATTAGAAGGTGCACAATCTGCTATCAAGGAGTTAGGTAAGCAAAAGGCAGAGTTGCTTATCAAACAACGTCAGCAAGAAAAAGACCTGAAAAATATGAAGCAAGAACAGGCGAACTTTGCCAAAAACAATGCAGGTCGTCCGCAGACTTCGCAAGGTAATGTTGCTCCAGGGCAGGTATATGCAGCGTCTGGTTATTCTGCTGAAGTTTCTACTATCTCACGTCAATTGGAGGACACGGTTGAGAAAATTAAAGTAATAGACACTTCTCTTGATGCTATTGGTAAGGAGTTTGGTAAAAAACTCTTTTCGACAGACAATAGTGGTGGTGGTGCTAATGTCGGGACGGTCGGAGCTACCCTTGATTCAATTAATCAAAAGATAGAGGCTTTAAAAGCCAAAAGACTTACAATCAAAGTCGGTGACACAAAGGGGCTTAAAGCTATTGATGCTCAGATTGCACAGTTAGAAAAAAGAAAATCTCAGTTGGAATATTCTTCTGGTGGGGGTAAAAGTAGTAAGAAGGGAAAGAAGTCTTCTAAATCTAAAGGCGTAGATCCTGATAATATTGTTTCACGTAATTTTTCAGGGTCTCGACAGAGTTCTATTGATGCTGCTGAAGCTGCTTATCAGAAAGACTTGAATAATCTCAACATGTCTCTTGCTAAGAAGAAAATATCACAAGAGCAGTACGACATATTTATATCTGCACTTAACACACAACACGCATCTAACCTCCTTGCTATCGAGCAGAAATATTATACCAAATCCACACAGATGGCTTTCAAGGATGCTGCGAAGAAAAAAGAACTCGAAACAGGTCAAAGTAAGAATGTAGCACAAGCACAACAGAAACTTGAGGAGGCACGTATCGCTGCTGAGGAGAAATACCAAGCTGTAATGTCTCAACTCATAGAACAAGGTCAGGTTAAGCAAACCTTAACCTTAGAGCAGGAACGAGATGCTAAACTTGAACTTCTCAGTGGTTACTACAATGCTGCGTTACAGTTAGCGAAACAAAGTGGAGAGGACACTTCTGCGGTTGAAAGTGCCTATCAACAAGCTCGAATCAATATCTTGTCAGAATATAATGATAAGCAACTCGCACAGATAAAAGAATTTGAGCAGAAAAAGGCGCAAGCACGACAGGAGTATGGGCTTGACACGTTCAGTGACCAGTATGCCGCACGTCGTAAGAAGATAGAAAATGATAGTGTACTCAATGAGCAGGAACGCCAGCAGGCTCTTACTCTTCTTGATCAGCAGGCAGAAGAACACCGCCTTCAGATACGTCAGCAGTATGGTCTTGCTTCACAACAGGAACTCTATAATGCAGAGTTGGATCAGTTGAAGATGCACCTTCAGAATAAAGAGATATCTGAAGAAGAATATGAAGAGGCAGTGAAGAATATGAAGATTGCCAAAATGAAGGAGGCATTCGATTTTTACTCTAACCTCTCCAATGGAGCTGTTCAGGCACTACAGCAAGCAGAGGAAGCGAACGTTGATGCGAAGTATGATGCGGAGATTGAAGCAGCAAAGAAAGCAGGTAAAGATACCACAGAACTTGAAAAGAAGAAAGCGGATGAGAAACTGAAGATACAGAAGAAGTATGCTGACGTTAACTTCGCTATCAAAGCCTCTCAGATTATAGCTGACACATCAGTATCTATAATGAAGGCTCTTAGCGAACTTGGTCCTATCGCTGGTCCTATCGCTGCTGCCTTGATGGGTATCACTGGTGCGGCGCAACTTGCTACTGCCAACGCTGAACGTCAGCGTGTTAAACGTATGTCGCTCAGTGGTGCAGGTGGTTCTGCCTCTGCCTCAGGCGCACGTGTAGCTACAGGTCTTGAGTCTGGTGGTAGTATTGATGTCGAGCGTAGGCAGGATGGAAAGATGTTCCGTGCTGACTACGACCCAGATAGGCGTGGATTTATCGACAAACCAACCGTTCTCGTCGGAGAAGGTGGGTATGGTCACAGCAAGGAATGGGTGGCATCGAATGCTGCTGTTGAGAATCCTACCGTTGCACCATTCATTGATATCATCGACCGTGCACAGCGTGCAGGAACCATTCGCACACTCGACATGAATAAGTTTCTTGTTCAGCAGGCGCAAGGTCGTGCCTCTGGTGGATATGTCACGCCAACAGTTAATGACGTGCGTGGCGTGGTTAAGGATTCTTATAGGGATACACTCATTGAGCGATTAACCGATGTTCTTGACCGATTGTCTGTTGACGGCATCCCTGCATCAGTCTCTCTTAATGAGATAGAACAGAAGCAGCAGCTACAAGACAAGGCACGAAGATTCGGAAGTAAATAGACTTAACACCTTACATAGTAATGAAGATAACTAACATAGAAAAGGGCGAAGACTACAACCTCAAGCCCGACACACAGATCCAGGTTGAACGAACCAATCCATTCTTCAATGATTACGGAGAACAGACGACACCGCTCGAACTGCCTTCGTCAGAACGTAATCGCAGGATACTCGGTTTCCCTGACTCGTTCGGTAGACGAATGAAGATGACTGCTACAGATGTCGCGATACAAGATGGTGAGTACTTCGCTCAATGTAGGCAGGTGGTACTGTCTGCTCAATACAAGGGTGGAATATCGACCTCCTTCTACATTAACGATGGCTCCTTCTATTCAAGGATTCAGAAGGTAAAGCTGAAGGATATTTTCAAAGGCGAATTCATACCAGGAGTGAACACTGTAGAAGAAGGGATTAATTTTTGTCGTAATCTTCGCAATAACTCTAATGAGCATTACGGTATCTTTCCAGTGCTTTTCACAGATGATTCTGGACAAAAGGAAGGTCTTAATTATAAGGTGTTGAATGGGTTTGGTAAGGAAAAGGTGTTGAGATACGACAAGATCTATGACTTCCTTCCAGAGGTACCTTCAGTTACATCGTTTCACCCCGACATGAGCGGTGATGACTGTGACTTCTATAATGCAGTACAGCGCACAGAGTATGTCAATGACGTACCTATCACGCTCGCACCAGGCTATTATATGTCGCCATTCATCCGAGCGAACTATCTTCTGAAGCGTGTCTTCGCTTACTTTGGGTATGATCTGCAAGAGAACTTCTTTACTCGCACAGAACCATTCAATAAGATGGTGGTCGTAAACAATGTTATGGACGTGCTGGTAAATGGAAAGATAAAGGTTGCTGACCTTGTTCCTGATATTACTTGTGCGGATTTTATCTCTGTTTTTCGTAAGAAGTTCTGCTGTGAGTTTACCTCTGATGAAGGTAAGCGCATTGCAGATATCATCTTCCTACGTGATGCACTGAACGAAACTCCGAACACCGACCTTACGCATTGCGTAACCCAAGAACCTACTCTCTCTTATAAGTCGGAGAACGACTATAAGCGTGTTACGCTCTCAGCGGAGGAAAAGGTTGATTCTGAAATATCAGACTCCTACGATGATATAGATAGCTTAGTAAAGGCGAACCCGAACGCTTACTTCGACCCTGTCGATGGAGCTATCTATAAGACTGGATGGTCTGGCGATTTCCAAGTGACGGTGAAGATTGGCGAAGCATCGCAAGACTACAACACTGGAGAAACACTTGAAGCAAAAGAGATAAAGGTTCCTGAACTCATACCAGAGTTACGAATGCTTAGCTATAAGGCTACAATCAAGGAGGAAGACTTTACCTATGATATGGGTAAGTTCCTCTACGTAGGTTCATACATGTCACTCAATTCGAAGATGGTTGTTGCAACAGAACCAAAGGAGAACACCTCTGAATCTGCCAACAAACAAAAGACGATACTCGCCTTTAGTTATCTTTCAGACGGTCGTCCAGCAGGAACTGTCTCTGCTTACGATGTGAATGCACCTTCACATCCTCGCATCTTCGATTATGCCCTGCACTACAATGGACCACAAGGCATCTTCGAAAAGTTCTACCGTGAATATGACTTGCTGCTACGCAATTCACTTCACGATATGAAGGTGAAGCTACTACTGTCTCAGTCACAGAAGCAGAACCTATCCTCTTATGCTAAGGTTGTTATCCGTGGTGTGCCTTTCTTTTTCAACAAGCTCAAGTTCACACTTGGTGGTAAGAATGAACCAGTAGAATCAGAACTCTACACGGTATCGCTTATGCAGCCAACCATTACAGCTCCTACTATCAATGAGCAACTCAAGGCTATGGATGTGAAGTATAAGTGGGTGGGTAAAGAAAAACAAACATCAGTCACCTGGGAAGAATACAAAGCAGCTGATCGAGAGCGAAACAAATCCTTCGTAACGGTCTACCCTCCTCTACCTTCAGCTGAGTATGTCGGTGTGCAATATGGTAAGCAGCGTTCATATACTGAACGAATAACACGAAAAGGTGGCTGGTTCCGACACGGAGAGTACGAATACACTCGAACGGAGGTGTGGTTGGAGTGCGTACCTCTTTAATTATGTCGGTTAAAACCTGTCCTTTATCATCTCAAATATATAGGGTACTTTTGTGTTAAACAATTCGCACATGGATATTATTCTTAAACCTGATTCGCTCAGCCTGACTGGCTCGATGAATCACTTTATCATATCAAGCACGCAAGAGATTACATTCATTCTGAAGTATGCAGACTCGAATGAAATCATTGTGCAGCACACTTATACATCTAACAAGGCGAAGCGCATAGAGATAGACTTGGAGAACATCATCACTCCGCTGCTATCTTTTCAGCTCCAGGAGTCGACTACAATCTATCGTCAACCGAACATTGCTCGTGAATTTCTTGTTAATCTCATCGAAGATAAGACAGCTGCACAAGAGTCATGGCAATTCACGGTACTCCGTGCAGGTATTGACAACTTTGCTGACACCGCTTCAAGTTGGCTGAAGCGTAACTTCCTGACGTGGCAGCCTACCGTCAAGCCTGTGACCTATTACACACCAGAGTTTCTTAGTTACTACGCTGTCGAGGACTGCGTGGCTAAGTGTCGTGCGTATATAGAAGAGAACGGTAGTTATGTTCAGTCTGACCTCGTACTGGGCAACCTCTCTCACGGTAAGGTGTGGACGATGCCGATGCAATATGGAGTCATCGCTGGTAAGTTAGGCAAGATGCCGAGCTACTATGATGTATGGATAGAAGATGCTGCTGGTACTCGACTCACCTACATTCAGAGATACTATGCTTCAGATATTCGTAGCGAAGAAGAACAGTGGGTACTCTTTGAAAACTCACTCGGTGGTCTCGATACCTTCCGTGCGTATGGCGATGCTGAGAACACAGCGAAACACACGCACAATGTAGCTGAGATTGAGAACGACTCAGAAGAGTATCGTGTTGACACAGTCAGAGAATACAAGAAGAACACAGGCTTCCTGTCTAAGGAGGAACGTAAGTGGTTGCTGGACTTCTTCCCTTCCTTGGGTAAGTTCCTCTACACAGGCAACTATGTACGTCGCATTGTCGTAACAGAGAGCGACGTCAGTTGGCAGACAAAAGACCTCCCTTCATCTTATACATTTACCTATAAGTACGCAGATGCACGTCCTTACCTGAATATTACCAGGTCAGAGGACGCTGCACCTGCAATGTTGGATATCAAGATACCAGATGTTGGGTCTTTTACCATCGCCCCACGCTTAGTTGAACTTGAGCGACTACCGCTGAGCAGTGGGGCTTTATTCCCTGTTCAGAGTCCTTACTCTGACAAGTGGAACATCACGACAGCAGAAGCTATCCTTGAGTGGTTCTCTCGTGAGGTTACCGCTGCTTACAAGGGTGATGGTGCCTTTGGACACCGCCACGACAACATGTCGGTACTGAATGCGCTCGATCGCATTGGTGGTTACCTCACCTTGGATGCGCAGAAGATACTCGCTGGCTTAGCTGACGAAGCTAAGTCTGCTCGCACGCTCGACCCTAAGAGTGTCGACTGGGAGAAGATCGTTCGCACCGATCAAGACTCTATCGTTAACTCACTGACTACTTTCATGAAGGGTATCGTGTTTGGTAAGTCGGTGCGTGGAGAGTCTGGTATATCCATCTACCAGGACGAAGAAGGGAACTGGCATCTCGATGCAGAGTATCTGCACGTGCATCGTAAGCTCACAGCAGAAGAGGTGGAGATTATGAAGACCTCACACATCAAGGGTAAGATTGTGAACTCTGCTGGTAGTTTCGTGGTATCTAAGGTTGAGAGAATCGTAGGTGCCTGGAGATGTTACTTCCGTCAGGAAGATGCTGACGGACGCAGAATCTATAATTCTATGCAAGTGGATGACCTCGCTCTGTGCGAGACATTCAACTTGATTGATGCAGGCGGTCAGTTGTCCAACCACTACTGGCATAGGCGTGTTACCGCTGTTGGTACTGATTACGTAGACATTGCAGATAATACGAATGCGGAGAACTATGCGAGTGGTAGTGATACTCCGCAGGTGGGTGATGAAGTTGTGCAGCTTGGTAACCTCACTAAAACAGATAGACAGAGTGCTATCATACAATCAGCAGCAGGCACAGACGCACCTTACTTTAAGATTATAAAGGGCATCAATTCGTTTACATTACCTAATCCGATATTCCTGTTCGATAAACAGAAGTTCGAGATACGTGTCGAGAACCCTGCAAAGCGTAGTGAGTATATCCGTCTGCAAGACTTCTTAGAGTCTATGCAGGGACGTATTAGTTCGGTCCTACAGCAGTCAGATAGACAGATTACCTTTTACTTCGGTGATGCTGTTCCTTCATTGACGAATGAGCCGGCTAATGAGTGGACGGACGACGAAACGAAAGGAATGCACGAGCATGATGTCTACTACAATCGCTCTTATGTCGAGACAGGTGGAGGTCGTGCTTATTCTTTCGAGCGGAACCCTGATGGTTCTTTCTCTTGGCACGAGATTACAGATGCTGATGTTCTCAAATCATTAGAAGCAGCTAAGCGAGCACAGGACACAGCAGATGGTAAGCGTCGAGTGTTCGTGCAAGCTATACCTGTTCCTCCATACGATGCAGGCGACCAGTGGACCAATGCTACTTACGGTGATAAGTATCGTAACGACCTGCTCGTCTGCATTCAGCCAAAGAAAAAGGGTGAAGAGTTTAGCATCGAAGATTGGCAGTCTGCACAGCATTATACCACCAAACAATTCGAGGCTGAGTTTAACGTTGGTGGTAAATCAATCTCAGCTGTTGTGAAAGACTTGCGTACTGGTCTTGAAGCTGTAGGTATGCACATGGATGGTGAGAATAGCTCTTTCACCGTCAATGCAAAGAACTTCAAGGTTCAGACTCCAGAGGGTAAGGTTGCGTTCGTAGCTTCAGATGGAACGATTGATGCTTCTCGTGTACGTATGCGATGTGAACACGGTTCAATTTACTTCGGTGAAGTTGACGGGTATCCGAACATCATTCTTGCGAATGAACTCGGACAGCCACAGATAATGCTTAATCATCGTGGTATCGTGAATAAGTATGGCGTAGACATGGAGTTAATCAACGCCAGCAGGTACTTTGTTAACAAGCGTGATGGTAAGGCTTATCTCGGTGTTAATATCATTGTGAAAATCACCAATAGAGGTTTTCAACAGAATACTTATGGCGGTGGTGATATTAAGTTGACTGCTACGCTTGAAGATAAGTCACATGAATATATAACTTTACAGTTAGGAAAACAGTACACAGGTGACGATAAGGCTATAGTTGCAGCAACAACTCCAATTACACTGAAGATTGGAGAGACAGGAGAAATGATTTATGGTGGATTGTTCGAGATAGGCTCTACAAGTGGAGGTGCGGTTGTTGCTCAAAAGATGTCTTACTCTGTACGATCTGTTTATTACGACACGGTCATTGATAAATCGTATGTTTCGGAATTAGGCGGAAATAACTTCTCTTCTGATAGTGGAGGGAATCTTATTAACCCATCGAATGGCGACGAACCACCAGCTGTTATACCAGCACCTAATATGGATGTTTAATTAAATAAAATAGTGATATGAAAAGTTTAGATTGTATTTACAGGATTTTTGGAAGGCTCGCTGCCATTGGTAGCGACAAGTATCTGCACATGTTTGCAGGTCTTGTTGTTTCGATGATTGCTTGCAAAGCCTTACATGCTATTGATGCGTACTTAATCTTCGCATTGGTACCAGCATTCTTCGTCATGACAGGAAAAGAGAGTGTCGATTACTACTACAGAAAGGAGCCATTCGATTGGCTCGATGTCTGTGCAGGTATGCTTGGTGCTATCGTGGGTGTTTTTCTTTTCCTATTGTAAAGGAGGTGTTCGTATGGATATAGTTGAATTACAGTTTACACCAGAGTTTATTCACTCTGTAGCTACACATCTTATAACATGTGTCGTGATGTGGGCTTTGGTAGTTAGCGCAGCCTTCATTGACCTATGGGACAGAGTTTACACGCAAAACAAGTTGAAGAAGCCTTTGACTTCGCACCTTATGCGTAAGACGCTTGGCAAGATTGGTGAGTACTGGAGATTTCTCCTTATCGCATTGATCATCGACGTCGTGATTTTCACGTCTTGTTCTCTGATAGGTGTTAAGACATTCCCTATCTGTACATTACTGTTCTCTGCTTCCTTACTCATCATAGAAACAAAGAGTCTCATTGAACATGCAAGAGAGAGAAAGAGTACTGCTGCTGATATGCAGCGCATCATTCAATCTGTAGTTAGTGCAGCTTCAGATAGAGATGCTAAGAAAGTCATTCAGTATGTCGCTGACTACATTGGTGAAGAGAAAAATGTAAATCAAAAAATAGAAGAATAGTATGGCAAACTTTACACTTGCGGAGCTGGTACAATCCAGCACCGCTGAACAATTAAAAATAAATAATAACCCTCCTACTATTGTGAGAGTTCACCTTACCGAGACGATAACTCTTTTAGAGGCTATTCGTTCTGAATGGGGTAAGTATTGTGAGCGTCACAAAATCGAGAACCCTGCTATTCGTGTGACAAGTGGCTACCGTTCACCAGAATTGAATAAGGCTGTAGGTGGAGTGAAGAACTCTGCACATGTCGAGGGATATGCTGCTGACTTGCAACCTGTCAATGGTAAGCAGACTGAGTTTGAACGCTTCATGGCTAACGAGTTCTCCAAGAAGGGGTACGCATTCGACCAGATTATTATCGAGAAATCTAACACATCACGTTGGGTGCATGTAGGCTATAAGCGTGCAGACGGGAAGCAACGCAGACTGTGTTTCACATTAAAGGTGTAGTTATGGACGACAAAGAAATTAAATACTACGTGTATTCAATGTTAATCCTTATTGGATTACTTGCACTTACGGCTCTCTGCCTCACAAGCTGTTCACATAGAGTGTATGTTCCTGTGCAGTCTATTCGCACAGATACTATCTACATGTCAAGGAAGGATAGCGTACATATCAAGGATAGCTTAATCACTCGACAGGTGATAAACATCCGTGATAGTATCGCTATTCATGACAGCGTTGTTATCATCAAGGACGAGCAAGGCAACATCAAGGAAAAATTGATAGTTCGTTATCGTGACCGCTGGCATGCCACTGAGGACAATCTGACGCTTCAAAGATTGATTGACAGGTATAAGGCGAGCAATGACAGTTTGCGTGCTACCAAGAAGGAACATATCGAGGTTCCTAAGGTCATTGAGCGAGAGTTAAGTAGGTGGCAGAAGATAAAGATGGATGTAGGCGGATGGGCAATAGGCGCACTCTCTGCAACTATGTTAGCTTCTATTGCTTATATCATTATTTGGCTTCTGAAAAAGTATAGGCGGATTTAATGAAGCACATCAAGGTATATATCACTGAAAGCCGTACGAAAGATAACCGCTTCGTACAAGCTTCTATCCGTGGCATCGAAGACAATACGGGTGAGAGTTATTCATCTTCTCACCCTAAACTTCTTCAAGATATCATCTGTCACGCTCTATCTCTTGCGCATGGTGTCGAGATAGAGGGTAACAACGCATTTACTTATACATTCCCATTCAAGCTATCTTAATATGGCGATAGAAAAACTCTACTTAGAACATAAACAGACAGGCGGTCGGTTGACCGCTGATGAGTTTAACAAGTTGCCCGAAAAGGTCAATGAGTTAATCGACGCACAGAACTCTGAGGAGGAGCGTGTAAAGAATACGATTGCGAAGAATCGCCCTACCCTTGGACAGATTTCAAACGTAAATAATGAAGTTGACGAACTCACATCCGAGACGTGTGTACTCGTATGGAATGGTGACGAGTGGGTCCCTATGAAGCTGTCTGAACTTAATATTGGGCAAGGAGGTGGAGGGCAGCAACAGACCATTCTATATTACTTGCGTGCTGTCAATCAATCTCCTTCTACTACCCTCTCAGCCTCTAAGTCAGCAGGTGAGTGTGCAATCAAGTTTATGTTCGTGTCAAGAACAAAGGATGTTGGACAGGCAGATTATATTGATAGCGGTGAGTGGGGAACGTACGAAATCTTCGCTAAGGCTGGCGATGGAACATTCGTTAGTAAGGCTCGTGGTAGATGTCAGTCTAATACGATTACCACTGTTGATGTGTTCAAGTTCTTAGAGAGCGGTCAAAATAACATTATGGTGAAGATTACAGGAGAGGTGACGGGGCAAACCTCCCCTGCGTTAGTATATTCGATTACGTTGTCTGCGCTCTTCCTTTCAATATCAGAATTCAACTGGTGGAAAGCCTACCAGGGAGATATTGTGCTGCCGTGTTATATCAGTGGTAACATCTCGAAGACGCTGCACGTGAAAATTACGGGTGAAGGATACGAACAGACGTATGAGCGACAGTTCGGTACCGCAACTTATACCTCGTCGCCAGTGGCATATACCGTGCCATTCACGAATAAGACGGGGCTCTTCCACCTGTCTGCTTGGTTGTCAAATGAAGATAATACTGTCCAGACTACTCCAGTAGGTTACGACTTTATGGCGGTGGCTAATAACGAAGCTGTAAAGATGGTTGTCGTTAACAATAAGGCAGAAAAACTGCTTAACTGGTACGAGAATAAGGTACTGGAATATGCAGTATATGACGGCAAGGCGGTAACGACACCGCTGTCAATCTTGATGAAGAAGGATAATGAGGTGCTGCAAGAGAATGTATCAGAGAATACATTGACACAGACAAAAATGCAGTACACACTTTCTCTTGAGGTTGAGACTATAGATAACTCCGACTTTACTGCGTTAATCGGTTTCAGAACTCACCCAACGGATGAGGTGCGTTTGCGTGATGCAATTCCATTCCCTGTGGATAACTCGCAAGGTTACTCTGCGACTGCTGGAGCGGTATTCTATCTCAATGCAAAGAATAGAAATAACACCGACACCGACCGCAACATTCTCCGCAATCTTATCAATTCAGATCATATCGGTTCTGAGTGGCAGAACGTTGCATTCTCTCGTGACGGCTGGGTGACGGATGATGAAGGTGCACGCACATTGCGCTTGCTCGCAGGGTCACGCCTTACTATCGATTACAAGCCATTTGAGAAGGAAGCTGCTCAAAGTGGCAAGACTATCGAGATAGACTATCAGATTAACAACACCTCTGATTACGATGCAGAGTGTATCTCCATTGCAATGCCTTATCAGAAGGGTTATATCGGTCTTAAAGTGAAGCCATCTTCTATTATGTTCGCAACTCGTAGTGAACGTAATCCTGATGTACAGGCGATGAGCACAGACGATGGTGTGCGTATTCGTTTGGCACTCGTGATTAGTCCTAAGAAGTACACTTACGTACTGAATGGGAATAGCTACTATCTTAATCTCGTCTATCTCTACATTGACGGCATTGAAGCTCGTAAGTTCGCCTACTTGCTTACCGACTCTATGCAGATAGGCTCAGGTGGTGACATTGTTATTGGCTCAGATAAGGCAGATGTTGACCTCTATTCCATTCGTATCTATGACAGCGCAATGGACGCTGCTAACGTACATCAAGACTATATCAATGCACTTGCAACCGTAGGAGAGAAGAGTGCCGAGAAATTGGATAATGACATCTACGACACCCTCGGTACTACGGTCGATTTCGACAAGGTGCGTGGCAAGGTCAACGTTTTTACTTTTGACAAACCATTGCCTGCGTATGAATATGGTAAATCCTACAAGCCTAAAGGCACTCTTGAAATATACCCGAAAGACGGTAATACCAATCTTCTTCGATTGACTATTACCAATTTCCAAATGCAAGGACAAGGTACATCTTCCATGTTATACTACTTCTGGAACTGGAAAGGAAAACTATCTTATGATTCGACTGTTATTTACGAGGATGGTCAGACGGCTCAAAAGAAGTTTAAGTTTTTCATGAACCTTTCAAAAATATCTAAGCTGACAGGAAAGAAGAATACTGCATCTTCTATGCAATACCACAAGATGGGCAGCGTTAACTCCTTCACCGATCTATGGAAAGCTGTAGGGCTAACTAATGAGGGCGTAGAACAGAACAGCGAAGCTCGTGTCTCTATTTATCAAGAGACATTCGTTGGATTCGAAAAACAGACCGCAGAAGACGGTACTGTGACGTACAAGTTTGTCGGTCTGTTTACACTCGGACCCGATAAGGGAGATGCAGCCACCTTCGGATATGACAAGGACCTTTTCCCCGACCTCTTATCTATCGAAGGCTCTGATAACTCGCCACGCTTGACACTCTTTCAAGTGCCTTGGGATAAGCGAAGAATACGCTATAATGCGGAGGAAGAAGCGTATCAGTACCAAGTCTCTGAACTCTCTTGGGAGAATTGCTGGGACTTAGACTATGCTGACCTCCCTGCCGATGATAAGACTACAGCAGACAATGAAACCCGTCAGCGAGCAGAGCAGCTCGTAGAGTCGTTTATACCAGCTTATAACATAGTCTATTCGTGTAACACATTCATTGAGCCATTCAATGGTACACTTGACGAGTTAAACGCTGATCCACGCTCGACTCACATTGAGTATTGGATTGCGAAAGAAGGTGACCCAAATCAATACAACCTATACTATTACGATAGCTTGTATAAGAAGTTCTGCCCATCGACGCTTGATAGCGGTGTGTCGGTTGTAAATCTTCGTCAGCAGTTGGTCGGAGACAAGTACGGACTAACTGAGACAATATTTAGCTCAGTTAGTGACGCAACTAAGCTCAATGAGTTATTCAAGTCAGCACGCATTCAGAAGTTCCGTGCCGAGCAGGCACAATACTGGGACATAATGGATCTGCTCTATCATCAATTATACGTAGAAACAACAGCAGCGACGGATAACTGTGCGAAAAACATTTATCCGTATAACTTTAACAAAGAATAGAAATGGCAAAGAGTAAATGGAAGTTCCGACAGGATGACCTTGATACAATCTTAACGGTCATCAATCAAGGTTTGATGAAAAAGCCTTACCATGTAGAATATCACGACACCTACGAGGACGGCACACCAGTATGGAATGGTGAGAAATCCGTGTTATGGAACCTGATGGAACAAGCATACCCCGAGGAGCGTGCGCAGATGATGCGTCGTATGCTTGCGAAGATGGAGGAACTTGGAGGGCTACAGAAAGGTACGCACCAGCAGAAGCTCTTTGCGTTTTTTGAGAAGTATTACTTCTCTGTAATTGATAACTTCTCATCAATGCTCTACAATGAGGATGGCAAGATGTATGAAAAAATGAAGCTCGCTATGCTTCAAGGTAAGTATACTAACGACACAGACCCACTGGGTCAGTCACTCGGTGATGGTAAGTCGCCTGAGGTTGCTTGGGTGAAGAAGCGCATCCAATACCTTATGTCTAAGTATTCTTTTGGTGAGTACGATGCAAAGACTGCTGAAGGTGCAATTACTGTTCGTACTTCTGCACAGGCGGACGCTACGACTAACTCTATTACATTACACTTGACTCCTGCAATGAAGCTGTACCCTACAATCGCATACGGTACCACAATCATGCGTGGTACTCGCACGGATGCTGGTAAGCCGTGTGAGATAGTCGTAGATATTAACGGCACCAGTGACCAGCAGCTATCTATCAAGTCAGCCGACTACCTGCTCGATATAGGCGATTGGAGTTCGTATGTGATCAATGGTGCACTCTCAATCATTGGTAAGCGATTGAAGCGTCTGAAACTTGGCGATGAGAATGAAGAGAAGGTGAAGATACTCATATCTTCTCTAACGCTTGGTAACACTACCTCATTAGAGAAGATTGATATTCAGAATATATCCACGCTCGGAGGTTCACTCGATATGCGTAATAACTTCCGTTTGCGCAAGTTCCTCGCTGGCGGTTCATCACTATCAGAGGCACACTTCGCTGATGGTGGTGCACTCGAAGAAGTGGATTTTCCAGCTTCGACCTCATACGTCGAGCTAAAAAATCTTGATAAACTTACCAACGAGAAGTGCAATACAGAAGCGTGTGCTCCTAACGTTATGAGTTACTTCGTGAGTGGTTGTGATAACCTTCAACCGATTAAGATGCTCATTGGAATAATGGATGCACAGGTAGGGCAAGTTCCTCACGCTCTGCGCTACGTTCGCTGTGTCGGGTTCAATGAGACATTCACGGACGGACGAGCATTCGATAAACTTTCCCAGCTGGTAGATGGCACATATCAAGGTATCGATGCAGAAGGTCAATACGGCAATGATCCTTACCCAGTACTCGATGGTACAATCAACCTCACCACTGGTGCATATCGTGACACCTACGATGCGCTAATGCAACACTACCCAAAACTTAAATTAAACATTGCTAAGTGGTGGATAAGGTTTGAAGACCCTGAGGTGAAGCGAATCTGTGTTGAAAATTGGGATAAAGACGGTGACGGTGAACTCTCTATGGAGGAAGCAGCAGCTGTTAGTTCCATCGG